AGGGCTCAACAACTAACGCTACTGCCAACCGTGGAGGAAACATGACCAACGATGTACGATTCATGGTCTACCTGGTTGCCATCCTGGCCGCGGCGCTTGTCTGCGCCTGGTCCAGGGTGATCGGGGCCAGCGTACAGATCTCGAATGATCGCCGCGCGGAGATCTACCGGGAGATCCGGTTGAACCTCACAAGGATAGACGGGATCCAGGCTGAAACCGTGAGGGCGACCAAGTTCCTCCTGGCCGACTACCGCGATCGCAAGCAGAAGAAAGAAGCGCGACCCGCGGTGCCGAAGAAGGCGCCCGAGCCTCCCCCAAAGAGGGGCCTGTTCCGGAAGAAGTAGGCTTCGAGAAAGGAGAGTGAGGCCATGGCTGAGCTGACGACAGCCGGACGGAAGCGGATCAAGAAGTCTAACTTCGCGATCCCAGGGAAGGCGCCGGAATCGGGAAGCTACCCGATCCACGACGTAGCCCACGCGCGGAACGCCCTGGCGCGGGTCGCGCAACATGGAACCCCGAGCGAACAGGCCCAGGTGAAGCGAAAGGTCTACGCAAAATACCCGAGTCTCAGACCATAAGACCCCAGGGGGACGACCGGACCCCGTAGCCGGTATGGCCGGAGCGGACCGGTCGGCCCCCGCCACTCTCGATCATGGGACAATTCACCCCAACCCCACACCCCATCCTCAAGATCCCCGGCGCCGCCGCGGCCGTCGCCCTTGGCGAGCAGAAGTGGATCCAGTACCTCAAGCGCCGGGAAGACATTATACGGAGAGAGCAGCACGACCCGCTCCGCCATGGGTGGGAAGCGCCGATATGGAAAGTCTGTGATGCCCTCCTGGGGCTCCCCTGGACGGACCAGGAGCGCGGGCAGAGGATCCGCGAGATCCTGGGCTTCGAGGAGCCGGTCCGGGTGCTGCTCATCCTGGGCGGAAACCGCGCGAGCAAGACCGAGTATGCCGCCAAGCGAATGACGCAGCTCCTCCACTACAAGAAGGCGGCGAACGCCTGGCTGCTTCACTCGACGGCGCCGCGGAGCGTTGAGACCCACCATAAGCTCATGTGGAAATTCATGCCGCCCCAGTACCGGCACTTCATCCGGTCGGAGGTCGAGTACATTTCCTACAAACAGAAGACCGGATTCTCGGAGCATAAGTTCGTGCTCTCCAACTATTCTGAGTGCCGGTTCATGAATTACGCGATGGAAAAGGACGACGCCCTCCAGGGGCCGGAGGTCGACGGCTGGTGGGGCGACGAGCTGATCCCGCCGGACTGGATCGAGGAGCTCGAGATCCGGGCGGCGACCAGGAGCGGCTTCGGCATTGTGACGTTCACGCCGGTCCAGGGATACACGGCCACGGTCCAGATGTTCCAGGACGGCGCGGACGAGGTCCTGGATAGCGTCGCCTTCCTTTGCCCGAGGGACACCGGGGATCCGGACGTTGCTCGCGCCCTGGGCTTCGAGTCTGAGGCGCAAATGGAGCGCGCACACAGGGAGCAGCGCTGGTCGCTGCCGACCCGGTTCGACGTCAACTGCGAGAAGCTGATCCAGGAGCAGCCCGAGGTCCCGGAGGGTCGCCGCTTCGATCGAGTCCCGCGTATTATGCGGTCCGCAAACCATAACTACGGGATCGTCTTCTTCCACACGAACGACAACCCCTTTGGGAACCCGATGGAGGTTATCCGGTCGATCAAGAGCAAGGCGACCGCGTTCGTGAAGGAGCGGTTCTACGGCCTGGCGAACAAGACCGTTAGCTGCCGTTTCCCGAAGTTCAGCGTGAAGGTCCACGTCATACCACCGGAGAAGGTCCCCGCGGAGGGGACGAATTATATGTTCCTGGATCCGGCCAGCGGTCGAAACTTCGTCTGGAAATACTACCGCGTGACGAAGGAGGCTGTGTACCTCTACCGCGAATGGCCCGGCAACTACGAGATCCCTGGTATCGGCGTCCCCGGGCCCTGGGCGCTGCCGGATGGCAAGAAGCTTGACGGTCGCCCAGGGCCCGCACAGACCCCGTTCGGGTTCGGGCTGCTTCGGTACAAGCAGGAAATGGCGCGCCTCGAGGGATGGCACGACGCCAGGCGCGGGATGAGCGAGAAGATCCGGAAGAAACTCGAGAAGGCCGGGGAGCTCGAGCGCGAAGAAAGACTCCGCCTGGGGATCGGAGGAAGACTCAAGACGATTCAGCAGCGTGACGTCACCAACTGGAGCGCAGAGAACGGCGCAGACGAAAGGATCTTCCAGCGGTTTATCGACTCCAGGGCGGCGAGCTCGCCGAGGGTAGAGAACGACCGACCGCGAACCCTCTTGACGGATCTCGAGGAGATCGGCCTTGTGTTCGAGCTGACGCCAGGGGACGATATAGGCGAGGGCGTCGCGATGATAAATGATGTTCTCGACTTCGACCCGGAGCTTCCGCTATCATTCTTCAACAAACCGAGGTTCTATGTTTCCAGCGAGTGTACGAATTCGATTTTCGCGCTCCAGATATGGACGGGCTCCGACGGCTACAAAGGCGCCACCAAAGACTTCATCGACCTGGACCGGTACTTCTTCTTGAGCGAGTGCGACTACATTAGCGACGACTTCTGGCAGACCACCGGAGGGGGCCATTGGTAGATCCAGACCAGCCCAAGCTGCTTAGGCGAGGAGCCGCGATCGACTTCCTTGGGATCAACCTGGAGGTCTTCGATAAGCTCGTCAAGGCCGGTCGCATTACGCCGGTCAGACTTTACCAGGGCGCCAGGGCGTACTACAAGACGAGCGAGCTCCTGGCGTTGATCGGAGAGGGTATTGTGAAGAAGCCAAAGGCAGGAGGCAAGCGGCCATGATTGATACCGGCATACCAGCGAAGGCAACGGGCGACGGCGGAAACGCCAGGCTTAGCGAGCAAGAATTCACGATGTTGAAGAACGAGATCGACACGATCAAGTCCGACGCTGAAACCGGCGTATGGGAGCGGCGTCGATGGTCCGAGGACGTTCGCTACTGCCGGTGGGACGGCCAGAGCGACGACGGCCGGAAGCACAGCGGATCCATGGAGGGGAGGCCCGCGTTTCCGTTTGAGGGCGCCATGGACTCCAGGATCCGCCTGGCCGATATGATTATCAACGAGAACGGCATGGTCGAGGTCGCCGCGGCACAGCGCGCGCATATGAAGGTCCGCGGGATAGAAGACACGGACCACGCGAAGGCCGCAAAGGTACAGACCATGCTCAAGTGGATCATCCGGAACCAGCTCGGCCGCGCCTACCGGCGCGAGCTCGAGAAGCTGGCCCAGTACGTCGAGGGGGACGCGCCAGCGGTCGCCGTTATGGGAGTGTTCTGGTACCAGGAGGCGGCGCTAAGGAACCGGACAATCACGATCGACGATATTGTGCTCGAGTTCTCGAGAATGTTCGAGGGGCAGCTCATCCAGGAGGACCTCGAGGACCTCGTGGATCTTCTCACCAACCCCGTCCGCGAGGAAGACGCGGTGGCGTTTCTCCGGGAGCTCATCCCGATACTGCGCGAGTCCAGGGCGAAGAAGGTTCTCAAGTCCTGGCGGGAGACCGGTACCGCGGAATTCCCGGAGCCGTACGTTAGGATCAACTGCCCGAGGGTGGAGGCCTTCCGGCTGTTCGACGACCTGTTCATTCCGTCGAACACCGGGCCCCTCCAGAGGGCCCGGGCAATTTTCCACCGGCAGTTCTTCTCCGAGGCTGAGGTCCGCGCGAAGAAGCTAACCGATGGCTGGAGCCAGGAATTCATCAACCAGCTCATCGGCCTGGGCGACTACGACGGGAAGGGTCTCGAGGGGAAGACGGCCTTCCCGGAGACCTACGAGGCCAGGCGAATTGACGGATCCACCTTAACGGTCGCCCTCCGGACGATCGACGACTTTAAGGGGCTGTACGAGGTAGTGACACCATACTGGCGGGCGGTCAACGAGGACGGCGTCCCAGGGATCTACACGACGACGATGAACCCCAACGTCACGGTCCCCGCCGTCGAGAAGGAGCTGCTCGACTACGACCACGGCGATTATCCGTTCATCGAGTTTACCAGGGAGATCCTCACGCAGAGGCTCCTGGACAGCCGGAGTGTGCCGGAGCTTGTCATGTCGGACCAGGCGCAGGAGAAGATCCTGGACGATACCTATGCTGACCATGCACAGCTCACGCTGCCGCCGATCTTCACGCCGAAGAACCGAACCGACATCCCCCTGGTCATTGGCCCATTGAAGCAGATCCGGAGATCCAGGCAGACCGACTACGAGTGGATGAAGCTGCCGGACTATCCCAGGACAACCGAGCAACAGCGCCGCGAGATCCAGCGGAGGGTCCACCGGTACTTCGGGTGCTACGACCAGGAGGTCCCGCCGGAGCTCATCACCCTCCATATGCAGAACCGAGCGGATCGCTTCCTGTGGTCGCTGTGCGACGTCCTGGCGATGGTGATAAAGCTCTCGATCCAATACTTCACGGACCAGCAGCTTACCCGGATCGTCGGCGGCGACGGGCTCCCCATCGCGAAGACCGTCGACGAGATCCAGGGCTTCTATGACCTCGAGCTGGACTTTGACGTCCGCAACCTGGACAAGGAGTACATTTTGAAGCTGGCCGAAACGGTCGCTCAGTATGTGCTGCCCATGGACACGACGCAGACCGTCATGCGCGATCGCCTGGTCAACTTGATATTCAGCGCGATTAGCCCGACCTGGGCGGAGACAACGCTGCGGCCGGTCGAGGAGGCCAACTTCGAGGAGGCGAAGGACGAGGAGAGCAACTACGCCAAGATCTTCGCTGGCGTCGAGCCGCCGATGATGGAGGAGGGGCAAAACTTCCGACTCCGCCTGGCGGTCCTGGAGGAGATTATCAACAAGAACCCGACTTCGGTCCCGAACATGAGCGAGGTAAGCCGGGCGATCCTGGAGCGCCGCATGGAGCATCTACGCTTCATGGTCCAGCAGGAGGAGAACGCTCAGATCGGGCGGGTAGGAGCAGCGCCCGCCCTGGAGGCATAGAGGTAACAAGAGGAGGTAGGTAACGTGGCACCGGATCCGGATAGAACGAAAGGCCTGTATGACAAGTACAGGGTAACAAGGACAGATGGCTCCAGCGAGCCCGGCGGGAAACACGAGAGCTGCCGGTACTTCGTCCTGGACTTGAACCATGACCGGTTCGCGCGTCCAGCGCTTATCGCGTATATTCGCGCTTGCGCGTACGAGTACCCCAAGCTCGCCCAGGATCTCCGGGCCCTGGTCGGCAAGACGGCCCTTGGGGCGCCAGGCAAGGAGACTCTCGCGGAAGACGACCTCGCGGAGATCTTCCAGTCGGCGCCGAATCACCCGCTATGGCGCGCGCTGATGCTCCTAATCGACTCGTTCCGGGAAACCTGTATCGAGGTCAGCAAGGACCCGAGGCTCCCCGACAAGGAGACCCATATGTCCATTGGCGGCATAGCGACCATGGACGACCTGGTCGAGGAGCTCGAGGCCAGGGCAGGGGGAGCATGACGATAGGGAATTAGGGGGCGTTAGGGGGGCGTTAGGGGGGCGTTTGTAGAGCAGCCCCTTGTGCGCCAGATAAAACCGAGTATTGTATGGGGTCGCGCGAGCAATTCGCGCGGCCCTTTACTTTGGCCGGGGTTGAAATGGCCGATGGCACACTCACTTGATGGAGCTGCATCATGGACGACGACGAAGACGACACGGAAACCGG